TGCAACCGGTGCTGCTGGTGGAGGAATGCCGTGAGCAAGCAACTTAATCGTAAAGTTCTTAAAGTAAATAACCGAAGCGGTATTAAGCAAGAGTTTACCTATGTAGAACCATCACTTAAGTCTGTAGCAAAACCTTCTATCGTTTCTTGGCGTGGACCAGGCAAAGGTGTGCAAGGAGAGACAACAAACACTTCTGGAGAAGTTGGTTCTAAACAAGTTATCAATAAGCTCAGAAAGCCGATGTAATATCTGCTTTAATTAGCATCTTGAGGGGTTGACAAGTTTCCGAGGGGTCACTTGATTAGACTGCGTACATTTGCAGCATTAATCGTCGCACTATCTGCAGCTTTCTTTCCAGCACTACTCGCATCACCAGCAAAGGCTGACGCCACTTACACGATAGACCAGTACAACGCACAGGTTGCTGCTGCTACTGGCGCTGTTCAGGCTGCACAAACAGCGCTTGATTCGGCAACCGTTACTTTGCAAGCAGATACTCAAGCTAAGTTAGTGGCTGACCAAGCAGCTGTAGATGGCGCTACCGTAGTTACTCAAGCTCAAGCTGCTTACGATAATAGCTCTATACCAGTAACTACTTCTTCTGGCTCTGGAATTACCGTATCTATTTATGACAACACTTGGCACACTTTTACCCCTGACCCAGCAAACTTTTGTAAGACAGATGTATGGTCACAAATTGCGGCTAATTGGAATGGCGCTTCTATTGACGGATGTGCTGGACAGAGAGTTACTGTTCATTATTATGGAACCATCACCGTTCCTGTAACAGGTACGTATAGATTTTTAAATATCGCTGATGACGGCTTTTATATGAATCTTAACGGTCAAAACATCATTAATGACTGGAGAGATAAAGGCTGTGGTGGAACATGGAGCGCACCTCAGCAATTAATTGCGGGAACCGCATACACCATAGATGCGTGGTTTTACCAAAATGGTGGAGGGTCATGTTCTACCCTTTATTACTCTACGCAGGGAACAAGCCAGAACGTAGTTCCTGCATCGTGGTTTGGGCAAGCTACCACAGTTACTTACCAAAAAGACCCTTCACTACTGCCAGCTATTCAGGCGGCTCAGGCAGATGAAGCAAACCGTCAAACAGTAGCCACTCAGCTGGACAATTTAGTTATTACAGACCAAGCAGCAGTTGCCGCTGCACAAACTGCATTAGCTAATGCTCAAGCTGTTCTAGCTGCTATCCCACCGTTAGCTATTGATGCCCCACAAAACCTAGTAGTAACAGCTACGGGAGATGGTGGGGTCAGTCTTACTTGGGATGCCCCAACAGTGCATTTAGCGCCAGAACGTTACGCAGTTATGTGGAATGCAGGTTCTGGAGGTTGGGCCGTAGCATCTACGACTACAAGTATTACTTTAAGCAAAGATTTATTTTCAGGAACAGGCGGTTGGGATACCAACTACAGCTTTACTGTTCGTTCTGATAACGACACCGCACACATGTATTCAGCAGTATCTAACGTCGCAACTATTTATCTTCCGAATCCGACTCCACCCACACCAGTAGTGCAATCCCCACCAGTGATAGACACACCAACAGTAGTTGATACACCTACTTCTTCCGTTTCTTCATCGGATACTTCTTCGCCGTCAGACTCTTCGTCAGTCGCAGTGTTAACTCCTGCTCCCTCTCCAATGCCCGGTCCATCTGATTCACCAACGTCAACATCCGATTCCAGTCCTTCTGATAGCGCAACCATTCAGCCTTCGCCTCAGCCAACTCTTCCTCCAGTTGTTGATTCTTCAACCGTAATTGCCGACACGTCAAGCACATCTATTCAAAGTCCTTCCGACTCTCAAACTGTAGACTCGTCCACTGTAACTCCTGTGGCTCCAACACCTCAACCTGCTCCTCAGCCTGCACCAGAGCCTGCTGTGCCGCCTGCTCCGCAACCTCAGCCTGTGCCAAGGCCTGTTCCCGTTGCAGCCCCTCCAACGCCAGCTCCAGCTCCTTCTCCAACCGCAGAACCCAGTCCTGCACCGAGCCCTGCTCCGACACCTGAACCCTCCGCAAGTGCTTCACCTGAGCCAGCACCGACGCCAACTGATAACGCATCGCCTACCCCTGCCCCAACGCCAGCACCCACGCCAGCGCCGTCATCATCGCCACAACCGAGCCCAGCACCAACGCCAGAGCCCATGCCTTCACCCGCACCAGTTCCAACACCAGCACCGACCCCGCCAGTGGTAGTAACACCGCAATCGCCTTCATCAACAAACCTCGTTCCTGATAATCCAAATTCGTTGCCTGACACTACACCAATAGTTCCTCCTGCAACGGCCCTAGTAGCACATGTTCAGGAAGATAAGCCAGGAGTGGAGAACGGCGGCATCCAGTTCTTTGGAACTAAGACAGCTCCGCAAGTTGTGGGAGAAGACGGAAAACTCACACCTCCAGCACCACCACCCGGTTCAGGATTGCCCATTCCTCCAGAGGCAATCACTACTACAGCAACCTTTATTGGCCAAGTAGGTGGAACAACGTTTAACGCACCCGACATCGCAGTACCTGTTGTAGAGAAACCAGTAACGGGAGCTCTTGCAGCTGTGCCTGGAGTAGAAGCAATCAACAAGACATTTGTTGCCATGGAAAACCTCGGTAATGACATGTCTCCCGTTACAAGAAAGAAAGCAAAGAAAATCTTGGTAGCAACCGTTGTTGGGGGCGCCATTATCAGAATGAGAAAGAGGTTCTAATGAAACTCATCAAAGCCCTTTTAGCAGACCTTGCTAACCAGATTTGGACCTTTGTCGGTCTATTCTCAGCATGGCTAGTGCTTACAGGAAGCGCCAAGACAGTGGTAGGGGATGCTACGCTTATTTCCTTGTTCCTGTGGATTGTGACGTTCCGACTTCGCAACCCCAAGGACAAGAACTAACCAACCTAATTAGGAGTAATACATGAACAAGAAAGTCCTCGTGCTCGTTGAGCACTATGTTTACGCATCTGCCGGTACCGCAATCGGTATCGTTGGCGTCACACTCAAGACCCCTGGTCACCATGACTACAAGTCTGTCCTCTGGGCACTTGCAGCAGGCTTGGTTGCACCAGCGCTTGCAAAGTTGAATCCAAACTCAGTTGCTAACATTATCTCTAAGAAGACCGGCCTTCCAGAGGCTGTCGTTGCTGAAGGCGTAGCAACTGCTACAGCTGATGCAGAGAAGACCATCGCAAAAAACTCTAAGTAACTGATTTAGGAGCCGCCAGTGACAACTTTCTTTACCACTTTGGGAATTGTCGCTGGCGCTCTTATTAGCTTAGGACTGTTGTTTAAGCCCCTTATTACCCGCTTACGTCGGTGGGTTCACTGGATGGAAAGCTTTATGCGTGACTGGGAAGGTGAAGAAGCAACACCTGGACGTGACCGTGTCCCAGGAGTCATGGAACGCTTGAATAAGCTTGATGGAGAACTCAGCAATAACGGCGGAAGCACTACGAAAGACAAGGTAGACCGCCTTTACACCAACCAAGCGCAGGTAATTGAGACTCAAAACAAACTTGTAGAAGCTTTTGTAGAGATGGGCGAGCGCCTTATTTCCATTGAAAATTGTTTGACAGATAGTAAGACTGAACCAACAAAGTAGGGGAAAATCAGCGTATGGCTGAGATGAATAAATCCTCTGTAAACTTCGGTGAGTCCGGAGGTAACGTTTTTGAAAACATTTCCCGTAAATTGGGAAATCGCAATTCAGAAATGCAAAAAGGTTTTGGTGCTGCTCGGTTGCAGCACGCACAGCACGAGCATGAGAAGTGGATGCTTGCAGGCGCTCACGTAGTGAACGAAGAAGCCAAAGACAACGAGCATCGCCGTGACATGGAGTTCATGGGTGCGGCGCACAAGAATGCACAAGGCGGTACCGGCGTACACATCGCCGTCAATAACCGAAGCGCTCAATACACCAAGAAAACAAAAGCTGCTAAAACCACTCCTACATCAGAGGCAACTACTCAAGAAACTTCAACAACCATTGCCCCTACCCCTGTTCATGTTGGTATGCCAACAATGCCTTCTATTAAGCGTAATACAACCGCACCAGAGTCACAGACAGTTAGCGAACCAGCTAAAGAAGAAGCTCCTAAGCCTGTCGTCGGTCGTGACCCTAAGACCGGACGTGCAATGTCGCTAAAGCCAAAAAATGAGACTCCCCCTAAAAAGGCGCCACGAATTAGCTCTCTAAAAGGCACTGCATCTGTAGGTCGTAATGCTAAGGGTCAAGCAGTCTCTCTTAAGAATAAGTAACAATGGCTAAATCCCGTAAGTCTTACGAGGCTGCCAAAGAAGAGCTGTCTCAAAAAGAAAACCCTTCTAATAAGACATACGGACAAATAGTGCGTAACTTTGGGATGTTGCCTCCTGCATACATCACAGCGAGCACACCTGGACCAATGAAAGGCGGAGCACCTATGTACTTAGGAAAGCAATTTACTCACGGGGTGATGTGGTAATGAAGTGTGCTAATTGCGATAAAGACGCTGAGCACGTCTACAAAATCGCCCAAGATACAACTATTCTTTTCTGCGATAACCATCTTCCACGTTTTCTACATGAACGACGTGATGCAGGTTTACTAGCTAAGACTGATGAGCATAAGGCTGCTCTAGCTGAGGGACGTAAAGCATTTGTTCCAGAAGCAGCTCCTGAGCCTGTCGTAGAAGAAACACCTAAGCCAAAAGCGAAAAAGACAACTACAGCATCGGATAAATAATGCCCCTCGTTCGCAAGTTCGCAATACAGGGTCATGCTGTACCATCGGTAGCGCACAGTCCTAGAGGACCGTTTCCGCCTGAAGTTCTAGCCCAACCTCGGATGGAAGTGGACCCGCACCATTCGGATTCCTTACACGTTGGATTAGACGATATACGCTTCTTCAAATGCCGGGCTTGCGAAGAAGTACTTCTTGAGGCTGACTTAGACAATCATGATTGTGAGGAAATAAATGGCTACTAATAACGATGGTCATCTGCTGGATTCCGCTGGAAACGTAGCAGTAGATTTTGTGTGGGGTAACTTCCCACTTCAACCAAACGATGTTCGTACCACCAATGGTGGTTCAAACTTGGATTACACCAAGGATGGACACAACATCGCAGAGGCTGGCTGGAATGGCTACCCTCTTTACACCCCTAACACCCAAGGCAACACAGATGGTGGAACACCTCCAACTGCGTTTGTCACAGTTCCTAGCGTTATCGGTGTAGTCACTGCTACAGCAGTAGACACTCTTCAGGACCTTGAGCTTGTTGTAACCACAGCAGGTGCAGCAACCAACACCTCAAAGTCAATCACAGCAGCATCTCGTACCAATGGTTCACACCTATTGTCATTGACCTCAACTGCACACGGCTTCTCAGCTGGCCAGTTGGTAACAATCGCTTCGGTTGATGCAACTGCTAACGGTTCATGGATTGTTGACGGTTCAACCACTGCTAACACCCTTGTTGTTGGAACAACTCCAACTTCTGCTCTCTCATTGACCGGTCTTTCAGGTACCGCTGTTGGCGTTACCGGAACAATCAAGACTCAATCAATTGCAGCAGGTACATCAAGCGTTGCAGCAGGTTCAGCAATCACAGTCACTCCTTGGGCATAACCCAAGTTTAGATGGTTCGTCCTGCAGGCGGTGGAGGCGCTCGGAATTCCCGAGTGCCAAAGCCGTCTGCTCAGGAAATGCTTAACTCTTTAGGGCGCCAGATATTTGGCGACGAGTTCCAAGGTGGGCCAGTAGCCGCTTCTAAAGGCGAATTTAATAAGATTACAGACGTCATGTACAACGACGCTCAATCTATGGATTATTACAATCCAATCCAATATAACAATCTTGCAGGTGAGCCGATGTCTATGGACACGCTCTACAATGCTATTGAAGGCTTTTCTAGTAGACCTTTCTACGAAGTCGTCCCCCTTACGGGCGATTTAAAAGTCCCTGGTTACAAGGGGCCACAAGGTGGAGAAGATTCCTCCCCCGCAGATTTAACTGTTATTCCTACTTCTACCACTAACCCTCAACGTCCTCGTACTGTTGCAGCAGGTTATGACGAGGACGAAGAGAAACTCACTGTTGTATTCCGTGATGGAACATTTTACAACTACTACGAAGTAGACGCCAACGAATGGAAAGCATTCAAAGCTAATCGTTCTAAGGGCGCAATTATCTACCAGATGCTTGACTTTAAACCTCGTGGCCCAGCTGACGTAAGCACCCTCTCTAAGTCAGCACAACGTGCGTTTTATAGGTTTAGTCGTGGTGCTCAAATCCACAACGCTGAAAAGCAACGTGGCACTAACAAGGGCTCTGTAGCTGGCCAAACCAGTGTAAAGTACAAAACGTACGACCAGAAAAAAGCAGGTAAAAATCCGTCTAATGGTGGAAAGCCACCCAGAAAGAAATAAATGCCAAAGGTACACAGCATCGGAGCAAAGCATTTTTTCCAGGTCATTGACCTACCAGTTGTCTGGGGCAAGAAGTTTGTTGTTCGTGGATGGACTCAAGAAATTGATGAGCCCTTCAGAACTTCAGAACCTTATTTGCTACGATTGCCCAAGTACAAAGCATTAGCCTTTGGAAAGTGGACAGGAATAAAAACAGAAGAAGAAGCATTAAAATCGGCACTCAACACACGGGAAGTTACATACGATGATTTTACGAAAGAAGCAGGATGGACTCCAGCCCCAGACTCGGATAGAGAAACGAGTAGCGAAGATTTCTACTCCGGACTTGATTCAGTGGATGGAGCACAGCATGTACACAATTGGCAGACTTATTACCGAATGGCAAAAGAGTCAGAATGACGTTCTTCTTGATGAGGTTTTGCTAGGAGCAGAAGCTTTCCACGCCATCGCTAAGGAACTAAAGAAACGCTACTGATGTGTTATTCTTTTCTTGCTTCACCTCTCTCTTGGTCTGGCGACGACCCACTTCACGGTGGGTCTAGTCAAGAAACGAGTACCTGTGCCTATTGATTTTGACGATACCAAGTTTGAGGAAATTAACCCGGAGTTTTATCTTCAAGACGAAGAGCCGGATGAAACTCCTCCAATTGACGAACCGCTAGACGAGCTCTCTCAGCAATTTGTAGACAAGCTCATTGACAAGATGATGGACTTCCTCAAAGTCCTTGTGGGTCATGACTTGCATCCATACCAAAAGCCATTAGCTCGTCGCATTATGGAATCAGTCATCATTAACGATGCTGAAGAAATCACAGCGCTTGCTGCTCGTCAGTCAGGTAAGTCTGAAACAGTTGCTGATACTGTAGTTACTCTTATGATTTTGCTTCCTCGCCTTGCAAAGCTTTATCCAGACTTGTTAGGCAAGTTCAAAGACGGTGTGTGGGTTGGGCTATTTGCTCCTACTGAAGGACAGGCAGAAACACTTTTTGGACGTGCAGTGACTCGCCTTACTTCTGAGCGTGCGTTAGAAATTTTAAATGATGTGGAAATTGACGATAAAGCAGCTCGTGTAGGCGGTGTTACTCGCCAGATTAAGTTAACAAACTCCGGTTCCAGCATCACCATGATGACCGCTAACCCTCGTGCAAAGATTGAATCTAAGTCGTTCCACCTCATCGTCATTGACGAGTGCCAAGAAGCTGACGACTTTGTTGTTTCTAAATCAATCTCTCCTATGCTTGCCTACTATGCAGGTACGATGGTTAAGACCGGTACTCCAACAACTTCTAAGAATAACTTTTACAAAGCAATCCAGTTAAACCGCAGACGGCAAACAGGACGTGGTGCACGCCAAAACCACTTTCAGTGGGATTGGAAAGAAGTTATTAAGTACAACAAAAACTATGAGCGCTCTATCCGAAAAGAGATGTTACGTATCGGTGAAGAGTCTGATGAGTTTCAAATGTCATACTGCTGTAAGTGGCTCCTTGAACGAGGTATGTTCATTACTTCGTCTAAGATGGATGAGCTTGGTGATACCTCTCAAGAGCTAGTCAAGTCCTGGCATAAGACACCGGTTGTTGTTGGGATTGACCCTGCACGTAAGACTGACTCCACAGTAGTTACCGTTGTATGGGTTGACTGGGATAGACCAGATGAGTTTGGTTACTTTGACCACCGTATTTTAAACTGGCTTGAACTTCAAGGCGATGATTGGGAAGAACAGTATTTTCAAATTGTTAACTTCTTGGAGAACTATGACGTCCTTGCTATAGGAGTAGATGCCAACGGTGTGGGAGACGCAGTAGCCCAACGTTTGAAGCTGCTTGTTCCTCGTGCAGAGGTTATGCCCATCACCTCTAGTCCATCAGAGCAGTCAAAGCGATGGAAGCATTTACAGGCGCTTATTCAACGAGACATGATTTCTTGGCCTGCCCATGCAAAGACACGGCGCCTTCGTACATGGAAGCGCTTCTACCAGCAAATGACGGATGCAGAAATAACATTCAAAGGCCCTAATTTCCTTGTAGCAGCCCCTGATGAGGCCTACTCCCATGACGACTTTGTTGACTCTCTTTCTATTGCGTGCTCTTTAACGCAGGACTTGGTAATGCCAGAAGTAGTTGCTTCTAGTAATCCTTTTTTCTAGTTAGACAACACAACTAGGCCAAAAGGTAGGAAACTATTACCTGGAATGGCCTTCCATCTATAAACCTTAAGGAGTCTCCAAATGGGTATTTCCCCAGCACCACAGTTCCCAGAGCGTGCGCCACAATCGTACGAGCGCAAGGGAGCAGCAAACACCACACGTCGTGGTCCTCTCCGCTTTGAAGAAGGTATCGCAACCGATACTGACGTCCCAAGCGATTTCCAGAAGGGCATGATGCAAGGACTTGTTCCTGCAGCAGGACGCCCTAACCACAATGCAAACGTCTTTGAGAAGCCAGCTGCAGAAACTCTTGCAGAGCGTGCACATGTTGGTTCAGCCTCATGGGTTGAAGCTCCAACATTCTTGGGCGAGTTTGCACACGGAACAAACGGCGACAACTCAGCAGCTAAAATTGAAGAAGTTGCTCGCTCAGGTGGACGCACACAGCGTCAATCTGCAACAGTCGTAAACGACTAATTTAGACAGACATCCGTATGCCCCCGCATTAGTGTGGGGGCTATCGGGTTATCAAGAGGAGTTGTAGTGGCCAGTAAACCAGCTAATGAAAAGCTGTATGCGATGATTGTGGCGCAAGCCAAAGCTAAGTATTCCAATTATCCAAATCCAGGTGCATCACACTGGGTTCATGAGCGCTACATTCAATCTGGTGGACGATTCATTGACACGACTGAAGAATCACGTCGTCAAGAAATTGCTAAGAAGTCTTTTGCAAACAAAAAGAAAAAAGAAGCTGCTACCGACAAAAAGTCCTCTAAGAAAGACAAGAAGAAAGATAAATAATGCCGCTGTCCTTAATTGAAGCTGGCACTACTGTGGGTAGACTGACAGCAACAGAGACTCACGAACTCCGTGTTCGTTCAGACGGTCGTAAGCGTTGTTTTCAATTGTTTAACTGTTCATGTGGGAACAGCTCTTTTATTTGTCCGTACACTGTAAAAAACGGAAACACTAGCTCATGTGGATGTATCCATACAGAAGTTGTTAAGGCGCAAATGACCACCCATGGTCGTTCTAAAACATCTGCTTACCGAGTAAAGCTAAACAAAGCACGACGTGCTCAGAAAAGAGCGTCAGCCGTAACTTCTGAGGTTGAAAAGATTACAGCAAAAACATTTGACGAAATTCTCGCTGAGTACAGCAACCAATGCTGGATTTGTTCCGTAGAGTTAGACGTAGTTCAGTGGGACCATGTTCACCCCCTCTCAAAGGGTGGTGCACATGTTCGCTCTAATTTACGCCCAGCTTGTAAAGACTGCAATGGTCGTAAAGGTTCTATTCATCCTTTTACAGATGAAAAGAAAGAAGAAATTGCTACTGTGGTGCGGGCACTACGTACTACCCAGGAACATACCATTCCTGTCACGGACGGGTTGGAGGTGAGAGCGCATGTCATTCCTTGATTTTTCACCACCTTCTTATCGCGCAGCAAGTTCCGATTTAACCATTTCAATTAGCCCATTGGGTTTAGTTGAGCTGGCTGATGAGGAATTTGAATAGCCCGAAGTTCATGGACCGCGCCTAAATCGCTACAGTTTAAACTGGGCGATGTATTAGGTACCTAGGACATCATTGGGGCTATCGCCGTGAAACTGGCGAAATGCAAATCGCTGTTAACTACTACCGTGCGTTTAACGACTTCCTAGCTCGTTTCGTATTTGGTAAGGGTGTTCATTTCCGTTCCCCTAAAGCAACGGAAGCCATCATTCCAGACCGCCTTGAGCGCATTTGGGAAGTAGACAACGACAAGATGCGTGTCTTGCTTGAGATGGCGCAACAAGGTGGAATCACCGGTGACGTATTTGTAAAGATTGCTTACGAAGAGCCTTGGCAAGATTCTGCCGGTGGTGCACACCCAGGTCGTGTTCGTCTTTTGCCTATGAACTCATCGTTCTGTTTTCCTGAGTTCCACCCACACGACCGCACACGTTTGCTACGTTTTAAGCAGAAGTATCGTTTCTGGGGAACATCTCTTGAAGGTACTCGTCAAGTATTTACTTACACTGAAATTTTGACTGACGACACAATTGAGGAATACATCAATGACGAGCTCATTGACTCACGCCCAAATCCATTGGGTTTGATTCCTGTAGTACATATTCCAAATGTTCCTGTTTCAGGTTCGCCTTGGGGTCTCGCAGACGCACACGACATCATCACTATTAACCGTGCATACAACGAAATTAGCACTGATATCGCAGATATCATTAACTATCACGCTTCCCCTGTGACAGTTATCATCGGTGCTAAAGCCTCTAACCTAGAAAAGGGTGCTAAGAAGGTTTGGGGCGGTCTTCCAAAAGACGCTCAAGTCTTCAACCTTGAAGGTGGTGCTCAGGGAATTGACGGAGCCCTGAAGTACCTAGAACTTCTTAAGCGCTCAATGCACGAAATCATGAACATCCCAGAGACAGCTCTTGGACAAGTTCAGCCAATCTCTAACACTTCTGGTGTAGCTCTTTCTATTCAGTACCAGCCACTTATGAACCGTTGGGCTCAGAAGGTAGCTCAATACGGTATTGGCTTAGAGAAGATTAACGAGCTTGCTCTACGTACCTTGGCTTTGAAGGAGCCACAGGAATTCACGTATGACCCAGACACCGATGGTCCTATCAAAGATGGTCAGCTTACCCAGCTTGATTTTGCAGACCCTATTACCTACAAGAACTACGCTCAGTTCCCACAACCACTCCCACTAGACAAGCTCATCGTCCTGAACGAGATTCAGACAAAGCTTGGTATGGGCTTGGAGTCCAAGGAAGGCGCACTTCGTGCCCTTGGCGAAGAGTTCCCAGAAGAGAAGCTCCAAGAGATTCGTCAAGAGCTTATGGCAGATGCCGAAGCGGATGGCGCTCTACAGCTCGTCAAGATTCAAATTCAAAAGGCCATTATGGATATGACCGGAATGATGCCTGGACCAGACGGAAACTCTGCTATCCCTATGCAGCCAACAGAGCTTGGTAACGGAGACGTTATGGGCGATGGCGTTGAAGGCGCTCCTAATGAGCAAAATGTTAATGACCCAGCTCAACAGCAGGGCGAAATGATGGAGCAACAAGCAGAAGCTGCCATCCGAGAGAAGCTTGTCACTGATGCCTATGGAACAAAACTTCCACAAAGGAATTCAGTAGACAAGGAATAAAAATAGTTACTCATATAGCCAGACATTTCATAGTAAATGCTATGAAATTGTCTTGTTAAACCTTAACCAACGTGCTACGCCGCAAGGCATTCGGACAACGACATAAGAAAGATAAGTGACCTAAATGGCCGATAATCAAGAAGTAATGGATGCAATTGCAGAGCAAACTGTAGCTGCTGTCCAAGGAAGTGTGGAACCAACCATGACCGGCTTTACTGCTGACGATGTCGCAAAGGCTCGTGCACAGGAGAAGGCTAAGTTGTATCCACAGATTGAAAAGATGCAAGAAGAACTCGCTCAACTTAAGCGTGAGCGTGAAGAAGAAGCCGCTAAGCGTGCAGCTAAACAAGCTGAGCGTGAAGCACTAAAGGCTGAAAAGGCAAAGCAAAAGGAAGAGAAGGAACTCTCTTACAAAGAACTCCTCGCTAAGAAGGAGCAAGAATTTCAGGCTCAGCTTGAGCAAGAACGTCTTGACCGAGAAAAAGCTTTTGCACTTCTTCAGAAAGAACAAGCTTTAAATCATTTGACGAATTATCGTCAAGCTCGTGTAGACCAGGAACGTGACAATATTGTTCCTGAGCTCATTGACTTGATTAACGGTAATACCGAAGATGAGATTGAAGAGAGCATTGCAGTGCTACGTGAGAAGTCACAGAGCATCTTGCAATCAGCTCAAGCTGCAATGCAGTCAGCAAAGCAGCAAATGGCAGGAACCCGTATTACGGCTCCTGCATCAGGACCCCTGGATAATGATTCGGAACAAAATCTCTCTACTCCTGATTCAATCAGGGATATGTCATTGGCCGATTATGCGAAACAAAGAGCCAAGCTTCTTGGCACTGCAGCCAGCAACCGTGGTCAGGGACTGTTCGGTTAATCCCCCACTCAACTAACGAAAGGACTTGACCTCAATGGCAAGTGCAATTACCGGCTCCTCGCAACTCGCAGGCGCTCCAACAGCTTACTCAGGTGCTAACAGCTCACTGAATCAAGCAATTCAGACCATCTGGTCCAAGGAAATCTTGTTCCAGGCAATGCCAATTCTTCGTTTTGAACAGTTCGCTGTTAAGAAGACCGAGCTCGGTGTAGCTCCTGGTCTCCGTGTGAACTTCCTTCGTTACAAGAACTTCGCAGTAGACCCAACACCTCTTACTGAAGGTGTCCGTATGACCACCAACGCTCTCACAGCAGAGCAGATTGCAATCACCGTTGCAGAACATGGTTATGCAGTTGCGGTCTCAGAGCTTTTGCTCAACGCTTCATTTGACGATGTGATGGCTTCTGCTTCACGTCTTCTTGGTCGCCACATGGCTCAGTACCTTGACGTACAGGCTCGCAACACACTTTCTGCTGCGACTTCTGCTGTCTTCGGTTATGACCGTTCTGGCTTCTCATCATCAACAACCTTCAACACCTACGCTGAAGGTACAGCTGGTACCAAGATTTCAGACCTCAATGGTAACTACAAGTTGACCACAGGTTCAATCAAGGATGCTGCTCTTACCCTTGCTTCAAAGAACATCCCTCGGTTGGGTGAGACCTACGTACAGTTCGTACACCCAAAGCAGTCTCGTGACCTTCGCTCTAACCCAGAGTTTATTGAAGTTACGAAGTACGCTGCTCCAGGTAACTTCATGCTCGGTGAAATCGGCCGTCTCTACGACGTAGTCTTCATTGAGACAACTCAGGTTAAGCAGTTTGCTGCTTCATCTGTTGTTAACTACACATCATCTGTTGGTGCTCCTTCAGACCAGTACTCATCACCAGTTACCGCTAACACAGCTCCAGGCCAAGGTGGAAACCCAGAAGGTTCATCTTCACCTTACCCAGCTGGCGGTTCTGATGGAACTGTTCCAGGTTCAGCAACTTCCCCAGCTACATCTTCAACTGTTTACGAGTCAATCATGATTGGCGACAACGCCTTCGGTCATGCTATCTCTCTTCCAGTTGAACTCCGTGACGGTGGCGTTCTTGACTTCGGTCGTGAGCACGCTCTTGCATGGTACGCAATCTGGGGTCTCGGTGTTATCACCGACCAAGCAATTTGCAAGGTTTACACCAACTAATTGCAACTGAGGACTGTGGGCCCTACTCCTTCCTGGGCCCACAGCCTTCAACTTTTAAAACACTAACTTAGGAGAATCATCACCGTGGCAAATACACCAACAAGTCCGCTTGACGCAACAGGCCGTGCAGCGGAAACAGCAGCAAAGAAGAACGCAAAAGCAATTCAGGACCGCAAAGAAGAGATTTCAATTGCGGCCCAGGTTGAGGCAGAGAACCTAGAAAATAATGTCTTTGACCCAAAGTCTCCAGATACTCCAATTGTTCTAGATGAGATTGTAAACGTTGGCGTTTCAACCGCTGACAACTCAGTCATCATTCGCACAATTGTTGATGTTGAAGATATGACTTATGGAGTCGGAAATCTGTACACCTTCAAAGCAGGAGTGAAGTACAAGGTTTCACCAGACCTAGCAGGCTATCTAGAGCAGCTCGGTTACATTTGGCGTCCAAACTAAGACGTCGCTAGTAGTCCTCCCCTCAACTGGTTCCCGCCCTCCTCCCAGTTGGGGGTTGGACCTTTTTTATGCAGTCATCTTTGAGATGATTGCCTTAATAGTTTTACGGAGGTTTTGTGGCTACTCTAACCAGCTTAGCAAGCCGTTTACGAGACGAGCTTGGAGACTTGGGTAAGTCGTTTGTTTACCAAGCCACTGGTGACGGAACCACTAACCGCTTCCTCATCCCGTACTCCCCGATTGATGGAACAAGCCTTCTAGTTCATGTTAATGGGACAGACGTATCTAGCGCCGTAGAGGTTGAAGAGACTACTGGATACGTAACATTTGATTCCACACCTGCTGCTAACGCAACAATCATTTTTGTAGGAACATACTTCCGCTACTTTACTAACAGCGAAACCTGCCAGTTTGTTAGCGATGCTTTTGACCAACACACGACGAACCACGCAGACCAATATGGTCGTGCTATTACTCTTGCTACTCTTCCCGGCATTGAGGAATACCCAGTAGTTGTATACGCAACTTCTTTAGCGCTTTACACACTGGCTACTGATGCTTCTTTTGATATTGACATTCAAGCTCCAGACGGCGTTAATATCCCACGCTCTGAGCGCTACCGTCAGTTAATGCAAATGATTCAGGTCCGTAAAGACCAGTACAAGGAACTCTGTTCACAGCTTGGAATTGGTCTCTACAAGATTGATGTCTTTACATTGCGTCGTGTATCCAAGACGACTAACTACTACGTACCAGTCTTCTTGCCGCAGGAAGTGGACGACCGCTCTATGCCACAACGTGCAGAGCTTCCTATGCCAACATACGGTGCCGCTGTATCTCCTTCAGACGTTCCTACCTACGACATCACGATGTACCAAGGTGACTCGTTTGAAGTTGTTCTTGCCTTCCCATTTGACACATCGGGTTACACATGGGCAGCACAGATGTGTATGGTCCCAGGAGATGGACTTCCTATTGGAACGTTTACCATCACACCTGTAGAGGGAGACAACACCAAGTTAACCTTGTCACTTACCAGCAACCAAACTACTTCTCTTCCAGAACGTGCTTATTGGGATATCCAAGCTAGGTCTACTGTGGACACCACA